GGAATTGGTCTACAGTTTGATCGTTCCTAATCAAACAGCTAACTGGCAAGAGGTCGCATAATGGCAAGTACATTTGTAAATAATTTAAGACTCGAAGAAATGAATACTGGCGAGCAGTCAGGAACTTGGGGTACAAAAACAAACACTAATTTAGAACTCATAGGTGAAGCACTGGGTTTTGGCACAGAGGCAATAACCACCAACGCTGATACTCACGCAACAGCAGTGGCAGATGCAACTAGTGATGCAGGCAGAGCGATGTTCATTAAATACACTGGGACACTAGATTCTGCTTGTACCATAACAATTAGTCCAAATACTATGAAAAGAGTTCACATAATAGAAAATGGAACTAGTGGATCACAAAATATTATTATATCTCAAGGTTCTGGTGCAAATGTTACAATAGCACCTGGCACTGCAAAAGTTGTTTATTTAGATGGTGCAGGTTCTGGAGCAGCCGTAGTGGATGCTTTTGCACACTTAGCAGCAGTTGACCTAACTGTAGACGATGATCTAATTGTTTCTGATGATGTTACCTTAAAATCAGATAGTGCTGTTCTTGGTTTTGGAGCCGATACAGACACCACATTAACACATACAGATGGAACTGGTCTTACACTAAATAGCACAAATAAATTAACATTTGGAGACGCTGCAAGTTTTGTCCAACAGTCTTCTGATGGTGTTTTAAGAATAGATGGAGAGGCAACCATTGATATGAATGCTTCAAGTGCTGTTACAGTTAGTAATGATTTAAAACTAGATAGTGATGCAGCAGTTCTTGGTTTTGGTGCTGATAATGATGTTACATTAACTCATGTTGCAGATAGTGCTTTACTTTTGAATGATGCTATTAAGTTAACTTTTAGGGATAGTGCTTTGTCAGTAAGCTCAAGTGCTGATGGTAAACTAGATATTGACGCAGATACAGAGTGCGAAATTACTGCACCAACAATAGATTTGACTGCATCAACAGCAGTTACAATTAGTAACGATGTTTCTGTAGCTGGTAGAGGCACGGGTACTCAAACAACAGACAATGATGGTGATTTTGATTTAAGTGTTAGTAACTTTTTTAAATGCACTCCATCTGGTGATATTACATTAACTTTTAGTAATCCAGCAGAAGGTCAATCTGGTACAGTTATGTTAGTCAATAGTGGTGGACATACAATATCAGCACATGCAAGTGTGGCTATAAATGCAACTGTTCTTACTGCCTTAACCACTGCTGGAACCTATATGCTTAATTATTATTGTTCTGCATCTAGTGGTAATAATACCATATTAGTAGGTGCAACTGGAGCATTAACATAAGATGAGTATACTCCCTGCATCTGGCTTAGGTGACGAAAGCACTGGCTTTTATTCCTTTAATATAGATCAATCCTTACGTTGGAACAGAGGAGATAATGGTCGATTAGAGATGACACCCCAGTCTTCTAATAGACAAACTTACACTCTTAGTGTTTGGGTAAAAAGAGCCAATATAGATATTTCACAACATTTGTTTGGTGGGGAAACAAATAATGGTCTTGGTAATCAATTCACTTCTTTTAATTTAGATAGTTCAGGCAGATTTCGTTTTGATCGTTTACAAGATGGAACAAATAATACTGTAGCTGCAACTAAACTTTTACGAGATACAACAAATTGGTATCACCTCGTTGGTATTGCTGACACTACACAATCTACAGAAACAGAGAGAATAAGGTTATATATAAATGGTTTATTACAACTTAATTTAACTGAAATTAATTCAGGGTATCCTGCTCAAAATTTAAATACCATAATAAATATACCAAACCAAAACACAAGACATATTATAGGTAGTGCAGGTTACAATAACAATAGTAATTTTGATGGATGCATGGCAGAAATGAATTTTGTTGATGGAACAGCCATTGGTCACACATCAAGAACAAACACTAGCACTGGCGAAACAGAGTATGTTATTGATGAATTTGGAGAGTTTAATAATGGTTTGTGGGTTCCAAAAGCATACACTGGTTCTTATGGAACAAACGGATTTAGATTAACTTTTGCAAGTGGAGATTTAAATACAAGTGGATCTGCAATAAGTGACCCACATGGTTCTTCAACAGATGTGCCAGACGATTCTTTTGCTGATGCCTCTGGTAGTGGTAATCATTATGCTGTTACGGCACTTTTATCTTCGGATATCATGTTAGATTCACCAACAAATAATTTTTGTACGTTAAATGATTTAAGTGGCACAACTCATACTGCAACTTTAACAGAAGGTGCTTTAAAAGCAGAGGGCAGTGATCAAGCAGCAATTGGCACTTTTGGTATGACAAGTGGTAAATGGTTTTGGGAGGGTCGTTGCGGCACTATAGGTGGTAGTGGCAGTAATTTTATTGGTGTTGTACAGATGGATTATAAATTAAAAGATCAAGGTTCATCTCACACAAATGGTAGAACATACGCTAATAATGGATATATTTATGTTAAAGATGCAAGTTCAACTATTACCAACACAAGCACTACTTATACCACTGGAGATATCATTGGAGTAGCAGTTGATTTAGATAACGGAACAATAAAATGGTATAAGAATGGAACAGAAGTTTCTAATTCAACAGTTTCAGATTTGAACTCTCATGTAGATGGAAATCAAGGATGGTTGCCGTGGACAAACTTCGGAAATGCAACGGGTAATTTTATTTTAAATTTTGGTCAAGATGGAACTTTTGCAGGCAATCTAACTGGTGGTAATGTAGGTACTGAAACAGATGGCAATGGTAAAGGACAATTCAAATATAGTGTCCCCTCTGGTTATTTAGCTTTATGTGCTTTTAACTTACCACACCCAGCAATTTCAGCAGCTAAATCAACACAATCAACGGATCATTTTGATACTATCATTTATTCAGGCTCATCTTCAAATCAAACAAAAACATTAAGTTTTCAAGCTGATTGGCTTTGGTTTAAAGAAAGAACCACGGCTGGTATTCAACATCAATTTTTTGATTCATCAAGATTACACTCTACAACTAATGCTAAATTGCAAAGTAGGTTAGAATCACCAAATAATGTTTCAGAAACAGATTCAGTTGCAATTCAATCGCAAAGTGGAAATGATGTAACTTTATTAGGTGGTGTATCTACAGTAAATGACCAATATAGTAGAACATATACTATGTGGCATTGGAAAGCTAATGGTGGAACGACAGGCACTAATACTGACGGAGACATAACGTCAACAGTTCAAGCTAATCAAACAGCAGGATTTTCAATTGTAACTTACACTGGAACTGGCACTGAAGCACATACAGTTGGACATGGCTTGGGAAAAAAACCAGCTTGGGTTTTAGTTAAGTCAAGAAGTGAAGCACAAAACTGGCATATTTATCATCATAATTTAGATGAAACTGCTCCACATAACTACACAATATTTTTAAATGCTGATAATGCAAGAGCATCATCAAGTTCAACGTATTGGGGTGGTTCTGCACCCACAACAACAGTTATGGGTGTAGGCTCAGATAACTCAAGTAACAAAAATGGCACAACTTATGTAATGTATTGTTTTGCAGAGATAGATGGCTACTCTCGATTTGGCACATACTCTGGCAACTCAAATGCTGACGGCACCTATGTCTTTACAGGATTTCGCCCAGCTATGGTTATTTTTAAAGCAACACATAGCGATGATTGGGTAATTGCAGATAACAAAAGAGATAAAGATAACGTAGTTGTTGGACAATTATTTCCAAGTTCAAATGCTGCTGAAAGTAGATCAAATAATATTTGTGACTTTTTAAGTAATGGCTTTAAGTTGAGAAGAAACGCTGGATCATTAAATCAAAATACATATATATACATGGCTTTTGCAGAACAACCGTTTAAATTTAGTAATGCGAGATAGGAGAAAATAATGCCTTGGAAACATAACGGAAAAACAATAACAATAGGAAAAGCATGGGTCGCTGATGATGGCACTCAACATCCAGCAGTGTGGATGAGATGGTCAGACTCTCAAAAAAAAGCAAATGGATTAACATGGGAAAATCCATCAGCTGCTGAAGAGCCTTATGATTCTACTTTTTATTTCGGAAGAAACACAGACGGAAGTTTGATTGAGAGAAAATTAGATGATGAAAAGGTAATGGATAAAACTTGGGATGATAAAAAAAAGGAATGGGTTGTTACAGGACCTTTAAAAGATAAAAAAGGTAATCAAGTTATTGAAGAAGGTCTTAAAACTATATGGGTGAACAAAACAAAAGAAATGGCAAATAACCTATTATCCTCTTCAGACTGGATGATTACACGCAAAGCAGAAAAGGGAACTGCTATACCAAGTGACATACAAACTTATAGAGATAATGTAAGAACTTCGTGCAATACAATAGAAACAAAAATCAATAACATTAGTAGTCTTGCAGATTTTATTAAATTGTTTGAAGTTCCAGCAGATGGTAGCAATGCTCCAATTTACGATTTCCCAGATGAGATTTAGTTGTGCCAATAACGTCTTTAAAGTTCAGACCAGGAATAAATAAAGAGACAACATCCTATTCAAACAAAGGTGGATGGAACGATTGTGATTTAATTCGTTTTCGTTTTGGCTACCCAGAGAAACTAGGTGGTTGGGAAAAATATTCTCAAGTCACATTTCTTGGAGCTTCAAGATCTTTACATTCTTGGGCAAACTTAGAGGGCAATAAATATTTAGGTATAGGCACTGAACAAAAATTTTATATTGAGCAATCTCAAGGATATAATGACATTACACCATTAAGACGTAAGGTTGTAAATGGTGTAACTGTATTTGATTTAGGTTCTGGTGTTGTTACCTCAAAAGTTACTGGAAGTGCTGGAACTGGTGCAGTTGGCACAGTTGTAGTAGATCGAGCACAAACAGTAAGTGTTAAATCAAATAATCCAGTAGAAAGTTTAAGAATATTAGCAACTGCATCTGTTGGTACAGTCACAATATTTACACCACCAGTTACAGCTAATTTAGCTATGACCTCAGCAGTTGGCACTGTTACTGTATCAGTAAATGATTTAAGTATTTCTGTGGGTGGCTCTTAATATGGCGATAACTTTTACATCTGCAACTGATAGCACAAGTGTTACTGTTAATGATGCTTCTCATGGTGCAATAGCAGGAGATTTTGTAACCTTTAGTAATGCTGCAACGGGCAACTCATCTTTAAATACACAACTTAATAATGAGTTTTCTATCACATCAATTACTGATGCAAATAGCTATGTTATAACTTTAAGTGCAAATGCTTCTGCGGCTTTGACTAATGACGGATCAGCAGATGCAGAGTATCAAATTAATATTGGTATTAATACTGTTGTACCAGGGGATGGTTGGGGTGCTGGAACTTGGGGTGCAGATGGTTGGGGTTCTGCCTCTACGGAAACGGCTGGTGGTGGTTCTTTACGATTATGGTCACAAGATAATTTTGGTGAAGATTTAATTTTTAACCAAAGAGATGGGTTTGTTTTTTATTGGGACAAATCAAATGGTGTAACTACAAGAGCACAAAATTTAATTGAGCTTTCTGATGCAGCACCAACCAAATCAAGAAAAGTTATAGTATCTGAAAGAGATCGTCATGTCATTTGTTTTGGTGCAAATCCAATTGGCGAAACTGCACAAGACAGATTATTAATTAGATTTAGTTCACAAGAAAACCCATTTTTTTGGACACCTGTAGCCACAAACACTGCTGGTAGTTTAAGAATAGGAACAGGATCTGAAATAGTCACTGCTGTAAAAACAAGAAGAGAAATTATTGTTCTTACAGATACGTCAGTTCATAGTATGCAGTTTATAGGTCCTCCTTTTACATTTGGTATTAATCAGCTTGCAAGCAACATTACTGTCAGAGGATTTAACACAGCAGTTGCAGTTGGTGATGCAGTGTTTTGGATGGGATATGATAGATTTTACATTTACGATGGTCGTGTGCAAGTTATACCTTGTTCAGTAAGAGACCATGTTTTTCAAGATTTTAATGAAACACAGTCTGATAAAGTTTATGCGGGTGTAAATTCAGCTTTTGGTGAAGTATTTTGGTTTTATCCATCAGAAACTAATTCTGGTGCTAATGGTGGTACAGATGAAAACGACAAATATGTTGTTTATAACTATGATCAAAAGATATGGTATGTAGGATCGTTAGCAAGAACATCTTGGGTTGATCGAGGCGTATATCAATATCCTATGGCAACTGATTCAAATCTTGTTTACAATCACGAAAAAGGTAATGACAATGATGGAACAGCATTTACATCTTTTATTGAGTCAAGTCCAATAGATGTGCAAGATGGAGATCAATTTGTGTTTATTAGACGTATGATACCTGATGTTAGTTTTGATAAAAGTGACACTGGTTTAAGCAATGACAATAAACAAGCAGTATTTTCTTTGAAAGCACAAAGAAGTCCAGGTGGTGGGTTTATCAAAACATCCACAAATACAGTAAATTCTAGCACGGAGCTAAATCATTTAAGGTTGCGAGGTCGATCATTTGGTCTTAGAGTAGAAAGCACGACACAAGGTGTGAACTGGAGACTTGGAACACCAAGGGTTGATTTAAGAGCGGATGGAGACAGATGAGTAGACAACTAGTACCACCAAATTTTTCTTTACCACCGGATGAGTACGATGTGCAGTATTTTAATGAAATGGTAAGAAGTTTAAGTCAATTGGTTACACAGCTACAAAACCCCGGTGAGCTTAGAGGAACTAAGATTACTTTGACGGATTTGCCCACAAGTGATACAGGTTTAGAGGTAGGTGCGTTGTTCAATGATAACGGAACAATTAAAGTTAAGACATGATAGACATAAAAAAGATAATAAGGTAGACTAGGGCATGGGCCAAGCTACACAACAAATAGATATGCCAGCGGGTGGTATTGGTGACTTTATCTATACAGATGAAGAAATTAAGCTACTGGAGAAAAAAGAAGTAGAAGATCAGTACGGCACGGAAGGTATTGCTACTTTTAATGATATTGGCAGAAAGATGGCAAACTTTGGTCGTTATGGCGATGATACGGTTGCTCACGTTGAAACAGGCGAGCTTATCGTCCCACGGGCCTTGATAGAAAATAATCCAAAACTAAAAGAAAGTATCTTTTCTCATCTTAGAGAGCTAGGCGTAGAAGATCCAGAAAGATACGTTGTTGGTACAAGTAAGAATAGTATTAATCCAGACACAGGATTACCTGAGTTTTTTCTTAAAAAATTATTTAGAGGCGTTAAAAAAACGGTAAGTAAAATTGGTAAAGGCGTATCAAGAGCATTAAAAGGCGTTGGTAAAGCCTTAAAAAAAGCTGCTCCTATAATTTTACCTGTTGCATTAAACTTTGCGTTCCCGGGTTTAGGTGCTATTTATTCTGGTGCAATTGGATCAGGTATAGCTACTTTAGCACAAGGTGGTAATTTAAGTGATGCTTTTAGATCTGCTCTTGTAGGTGGAGCAACGGGTGCGTTGACAGCTGGATTAGCAGGGCCGGGTGAAGGTTTAAGTGGTTTTGGACAGAATATAGCTGCTGACCTTAGTGCAGGCACTAGTAATATACAAGCAGCTTTTAGTTCAGGAAGTTTTGAACCATTGACCAGTACAGCAGCGGCCCCATCTAATGTTAGAGATTTGTTAAAAAGTGATGCACCTCCCATAGAAACTACTGATGGAATAACAAAAGCTAATTTAACTAAATCCATTGATAGTGATACAGCGTTTATTGACATGGGTCCAAAAGGGGATGTTTTTCTGGATAAAAATATGCAGCCAATAGTAAAAGGTGCCCCAAAAACAAATATGTTTGATAGTATTAAAGATTTTGGCAGTAAAGTTAGTGATTTTGCTTTTGGTAAAAGTCCTACAACACAAGCAATTAATCAGCGTGCAGCTGAGTTAATTAAAGAATATCCAAGTATTTATGGTCAGGCAGGTGGCAACAAACTAGCTTTAGCAGCTGCTGAGAAAGAATTAGCACCAAAATTACTTGGTTCTGCATTTTTAAGAAAAGCAGCTGTTCCAACAGCTGTTGGTATTGCAGCACTATCTGGTTCAGGAGCTTTTGATGTACCGGAGCAAGAAACTATAGTTGATCCAGTGACTGGATTAGACATTTACAATAAAAATCCTGAGCTTTATAACATAGCAAACTTTAGACCTAGAGTATCAAGAGCTAATTTTACTGTCCCTTCTAATTTTCAGTTTGATTACACACCTTATCAAATAGGTTTAGCTGAAGGTGGAGACGTATTTCCCAGAAGAACAGGTGGCATTGGTCCAAACGAAGGCACACCGGGTAAAGATAGCGTAAGGGCTATGCTGATGCCGGGTGAGTTTGTTATGACAACAGACGCTGTAAGAGGATTAGGTAATGGAAATCTTAACACTGGCATAAAAAATATGTATAGTGTAATGAGTAAATTAGAGAAAAAAGGAAAGGCGATGGCATAATGGCAGTAGAAGAAACCATACAAACCGTCAGGGAAAGTCCCGAAATAGAAGCCTATCGTATTGGCCTTTTAAAAACAGCAAAAGAACTTTCTGACTTAGGAATTGATTTACCTCCCCAGCAAGTTGCAGAAATGACAGGTTTACAAAGAGCGGCGGCTGCTCAACAAATGGCGGGCCTTGGCGCTTTTTTACCTTATCTGCAACAAGCCGGTAGTACAATGACCGCAGCAGGTCAAACATTAGGCGGAGTAGAAGACGCTTTAAGAGCTGGAGCGGGCCCTGTAACAGATGAGATGTTACAGAGATATATGAACCCTTTTCAACAAGCCGTACAAGATGAAATAAATAGAAGTTTTGATATACAGCAGAGACAAGCTGCTGCGGGGGCTGTAGGACAAGGTGCCTTTGGTGGTTCACGAGGTGAAATAGCACAAAGAGAAATAGACAGAAACAGAGCTGATGCTTTAGCAAGATCACAGGCCCAAAACTTTTTACAAGCACAACAGGCGGCTGAAAGAGAATTAGCAAGGCAAACACAACTTGGCACTGGTATTGCCGGTCTTGCAGGTCAAATGGGACAATTAGGGTTAAGACAAGCGGCTCTCGGCGAAACAGGACAGGCCTTGCAACAAAGAGATATTGACAGTGCATACAGGTTAGGATCTTTATTACAAACACAAGATCAAGCTAGACTTGATGCTGCAAGAGCTAGTGATTTAGCACAGCTTTATGAGCCGTATCAAAGACTAGGCTTTTTATCTGATATTTACAGTAAAGTGCCCACCTCACAATCAACAATTACACAGGCAAGCACGCCTAACGTATCACCATTTCAGCAATATTTAGGCCTCGGTATTGCAGGATTATCAGCAGCAGCAGGGGCTCAGAAAGCAGGGTTATTTGGATGATGAATAGAGCATTATTACAAAGACAGATGTTTGCTAATGGCGGTAAAGTAATACCTGATGATGCAAAAGGTTTACAAGCTTTAGCAAAAGAACGTCCTGACGTTGTTAGAAAGATGGGTTTTCAAGCAATGCAAGAGGGCGGTTTAGCAGGTCTTATGTCACAACAGGACATGGCAGCTACGCCTATGGGATCACCACCAATGGATCAGCCACCGATGGCAGCACAACAACAATTAGACCCAAACATTATAATGGGTGCTTTACAAACAGCGTCTGAAACAACAGGAGACTTGGAACAAGCTCCTGACTTTCAATCTATGATGAACCAGTTTTCTGGTGAAGATAAATCTGAAGAAGAAAGAAGAGACGATCTAGCAAGTATAGTTGGACCAGAGGACGCGGCTCAAACACCAGATAGTGTTTTGGCATTAGTAACTCCGGTGGTACAAATTAGTATGATGGAAGAAGGCATTGCACCGATGGCTCGCGACGCAATGGACACACCAGTAGAAGGCGATATGGCTGGCGGAATAATGAGCATGACGGGGGCTGGAAACGAACCACCCGAAAATTTTAAATATGGCGGTGAGGTTCGCCGCCGTGGAGACGAGGACCCAGTTTTAAAATTTGAAAAGGCAGGAGTTGTGCCAGATGCTTTATCCAAGTTTGATTTTGAACAAAACATAGGTCAGGTTGCACAGGATCTTTTACCAACATTTCAAAAATTTATGCCAGCTACTGATCCTGAAACCCAAAGAAATAGATTACAATCTGATATTTTATTTGATATTGCTAATACTGCACTTGCTTTTTCAGCTCCTATGCAAGGCGAGAAAAAAGGTTTAAGCCCAGTTGAGAGATTAGCTTTAGCTGCTCAAACAACACAGTTGCTTCCTAAGATACAAGCCAGAACAGCAAAAGCAGCAGAAGATACAAAAAAGATAGAAGCAGCACAAAAAGCTGGAGCTTTACAGGCTGCTATAGGTTTGGAAACAGCAAGAGAAAAAAGTTTAGCTGCTCAAAGTTTAGCAACTATTAAAGAAATAAACGAAAACGCAAGAAAAATATCAGAGTTGAGTTTTAAGAAGAAAGAGAATGTAAGTAATAGAGAGCATGAAGCAGATCTTGCTCAAAAAAAACGAGCTTTGGAAATGGATCTTCAAAAATTAAAAGGGCGACAAGACATTAATTCAATTAATTCAAAAGCTATTTATGAGGAAGCTTTACAAAGATTAAAAGGTGAGCAGCAAATTGTTCAATTAGGTATTAAACAAGACACTGAATTAGAAAAGATAAATCTTGAATACGAAAAGAAAACAGGATTAGCGGGCGTTAATAATAGAGCCGCTATGGCACGATTAAATAAAGATTTAACAGCTAAAAAAGGTATCGCGGATGCTAATAATGAAACTAAACTAGAGATTGCTAACAACTTAAATAAATCTAAAGAATTAATTGCAGATAACAGATTACAGTTTGATAAAAAAGTTCAAGAAGAAAAATTAAATCAACTTGATATTGAAAACGCAAACGCTTTAATAGAATTAAATTTAAAAAAAGCTGAACTGCAAAGAAAAAAACTTAAAGATTATTTAGATAATCAAACTGAAGCTGCAAAAATTAATTTAGCTCGTAGAAAACTTGAAGAGTATGATTTAAGAATTGCAGAGCTTAAAGAGTTTGAAACATTATCAGATGTAGAGCGTAAAAACAAAGAATTTGAGTTTAAAAAAGTACAAGAAAATAATCTTAACATATTTAGAAACAATGATTTGCAGATTAAGAGATTTAAAAATGTTCTTGAAAATAAAAAATTAATTATTGAAAAGAATGCAAGTGACTTAACTAAATTTGGAACTAGCTTAGAGGGACGAACATTATCTATAATATCAAATGAAACAACATTGAAAAAATATGCTGATGGGACATTAGATAAGCAAACAACAAACGACGTAAATGCACTCGTTACATCTTATATTTCACCAAAAACAGTATATGATGAGGAAACCAAGTCATTCAAAACAGTGACAAGTAAGTTACCTCCAGAATACATAAATGCTGCAAAACAACGCGGTGCAAGAGGTCTTACAATACCTGATTTAACAGGCCTTACTGATACTAAAAAAACTGAGGAAAAGGTTGATGATAAGTTAACCAAAAAGAATTTTATGGGCACAGGACAAACTGTCAGCTTATTAGATAATAAAATTCCTAAAATACCATTAGATAGAAGTAAAGTAGGAGCTACAGGTTCATCTGCATATTTAGGTAACGTTGTTAATTTAACTTTTGAGACTTTAGGTTTTGGTCAGCCTTTTAAGGGCATAGCTAGTAGTAAAAAAGAATTAGATCGTATTAACGTAGATCTTGTAAATGTCATACTAGGTGACAGAACTGGTAAGTCTGCACTAGACGAACGAAATGAAATTAGAAGAATATTACCTGATGTAAATGCCTTCGTTGGCGGGGATGAAACAGCTGCTGGTAAAATTAGTCAGGTTATTAATTTTATTGATAATAAATTAGAAACTGAGATTACGGGCCTTGATCAACTTTATCAAAGTAAATCAGACTTTACAGGGTCTGCTTCCAAGGTTTTAAGATTAAAACAATTGAAAGCTGGTTATCAAGCCTTTTTAGACGCTTATAATGCACAAAAAAGAGATGCTGGCGGTACGGCAAAAACATTAGATTATTACAAAAAAAGTAGAGAGTAATGGCTGAACAAAGTTTATCTCAATTATTTACAAATACAGGTACTTTTGGTTTACCTAAAATTGAACTTGATGTACAAAACGAAATTAGATCTGGTTCATCAGCGAAAGATGTAGCCGCGTATCTATCAGATAATTCTGGTTTAAATTATGATGCTTTGACTGAGGATTTTAATGATGATCAGATCATTATGGCTTTGGCACAAAAGGACGGTAAACCTTATACTGATCCAAGTGCTTTTAAAGTATTAGCGGAATCATCCATAGAAAGTTTTTTTGAAGGTGCGGCTGCCTTTGAAGGCGGAAAAATGGGTTTTCAAATGGGAATGAAAACACCTACAGTAATAGGCAAAGCAATAGCCACACCTGTTTTGACTATTGGGGGTGCTTTAGCAGGAGTTGAATTTGCTGATAATATATCTGAGTTGTTTGGTTTTGAAGATAATTTAGTTCCAAGCAAAATGCCTTACAGAGTTGCAGGTGAGACATTTGGTAGTGGTGTTGCATTTATGCAAGCTCCTTTTCGTGCAGCACAATTAGTGCAACCCGGCACAATAAATTGGATGAAACAAAATGCAAAGGACGTTGGCACAAGACTTAGCACACCTTTTTTAGAGCAAGTAGGATATACAGCTGCAACTAGACCGGGACTAACTGTAGGTCTTGAGGGTGCTTCAACTGTTGGCTCCGCAGCTTTTGGAGGTTTCGCAGAGCTTGCTAAACCAGGCGATGAGTTTAATAGATTGCAAGCAGAAATATTAGGAGGTTTCGCAATTCCCGGCATTTTTCAATTGGGACCAACGATAACTTCTGGAGCTAAAAATTTTATTAACTCATTTAGAGAAAAAGGAAGAATGGAGTATGCCGGTGGTAGGTTGCTAAAACTTTTAGAAGAAGCCGGTGAAGACCCTAAAGACATCATAAACGCTATTAACAGAGCCCAAGACCTTGGTATAGATGATTTATCTACAGCAGCCCTGACAGGTTCAGAAGCGTTTAAAAGTTTAAATAAAACTTTGTTCAAAGATTATCCAGGCTTGCAACCAGAATTAAAAGCACAGTTACAAAGAAATTTAGATGGGGCAGAAAAACTTATTCAAGCTTTAATAAGCACCAAAGATCCAACAGCTATAACAAGTGCAGCAAAGATAAGGGACCAACTATTTAAAACTAAGGTTACATTACGTCTTGCTCAAGCAAGAATGTTAGCAGAGGAAAAAATTACTAAATTAACACCCGGCTTAGAAACTTCAGAAAAAGCTGGTATAGAAATACAAAATTTACTTAAACAAGCTCTTAATGATGTGAGAGAGGAAGAAAGTAGATTATATAATTTAATACCGGGTCAAGCCACATTTAGTGTTGATACGACAAGAAAAACTTTACTTGAATTATTAGATCCAAAAAATAAAGATGGTTTACTACCCGGTGAAATAAACGAACTAGGCCTTAAAACATCAGGTATTCAACTTTTAAACAGAATCATAGGTGATGTAAAAACCGATGATCTTACTTTTGCAAATCAATTTATAAACCAAAGCGATCAACTTCAATCATCTTTCTTCAAACTTATTGGTTATGCACCAAATAAAATACAAGGTATAAAACCGTCTGTATCAAATAGATGGTCGATAGATAAAAGCATAATTGAAGATGAATACGGTTTAGAAAAAGGGTCTCTTAAAAATTTAACTATTGAAGATTTGAAGAATGGAAATTTTGATAAATTAAAATCTGCTCAATATAGTCAAGAAGTGCTCGATGCCAATGCCGAAGAGGGCGTTACATTAGGTCTTTTTGGTGATAACAGAAAAGATGTTGAAGATTTATTTTCTGACTTAACAACAAGACATTTAAAAACATTAAGAGAAACAGCGTCTAACTTAAATTTTAGAGGATCTTCTAATGATAAAAGTCTTGCTAAACTTATTGATGCATCAATAAAAGATTTCAGAAAAAATTTACCTGAAGACGGAACTGAAGCGGTTATTGAGACAAGTAAGCTTACTCTTAATGAAATAAGAAATTTAAGAACTCAAATATTTTCCACTGCAAGTAAACAGGCTACAGCTGGAGATATAAGAAATGCACATTTTCTTAATAAAATTGCAAATGCCATCAATGATGATATTGGTTTGCGAGCAGAACAAGGCACTGATGAAATTACAAATCTAATTAAACAAGCTCATAGTTTCAGTCTTGCTTTAAATGATACATTCACTAGAGGTTTCCCAAACACATTATTGAAAAAAAACAAGGACGGTAGATTAGCTGTTATACCTGAGTTATCTGTCAATTCTATTTTAGGAGGCGGAGGTGATGCAGTTGCTTATAATTTTAGCGGCATTGAAGCAGCTGTAAGCTTTTTACAAAAACAAACAGGTCAACCTTTAGATGAGGAACTTACAAAAAAACTTGGCACTCTTTCAGGTGCAGAAGAAGACATATTACATATTGCTTTTTCAAAGATTATAAACTTTGACACAAAAAAAGTTGATCCGCAAAAGCTTGCAAGATTTTTAAGTCCAGCTGGTAATGGCAAAATTTTAGAAAGATTTCCTGCGATTAAAAAAGATCTAAGTGATATATTGACCGCTCAAAAATTATACGATAGCAGAAAAACATTGTATGGAGAGGTTTTAGAAGGTGGGTTTTTAAAAACCGGAAATTTAGCTGAGTTAAAAAAATTAAAAAATGTATTTACATTTGCTGATTTATTACCAGCAGATACAAATCCAGGTTTGGTCATTGGTAATGCAATAGGTACACCTGAACAAAGACCGGGCAATCCTGTTGTTAACCTTAAAAGAATTATTGCTTTTGGTAAAAAAGCAAAAAACCCAGACGTTTTAGAGGGTATCAAAGAAGTAATTTTTGATAGAGCTTTACAGTACTCTATGGACAGTCAAGGCACCATGAACTTTACTGCATTTAAAAACTACTTATACAAGCCTTTGGCTAAGGGCCAACCCTCAGCGATAGAAGTTTTGAGAAATCAAGGTGTTTTAAAATCTGATGAGGCTGTAAGATTTAATACTTTAATTAATAGAATGATTACAGCTCAAAAATCTATACCCTCTGACACAACTGTACCAATACAAGGTGAATTAGTTGGTGGTGTTAAAGCCTTTGGTGATTTGCTTGCAAGATTGATTGGTTCAAAAATAGGTACTTCACTTTCTAGTATGATACCCGGCAGAGGCTCAGGCATTATTGAAGGAGCGGCAGGTGTAAGAACCGTGCTAGGTGGTTTAAATATACCAACCTCACTTACACAGGATTTATTTTTACAAGCTGCAAAGGATCCACAATTTGCAAAATTATTACTACAGCAACCTAAATCAGAAAAAGAGGCTGTGGTTCTTGCAAGACGTTTGAGAACATTTATATTAAATTCAGGTCTAGGTTTCATATCTAGAACAACAGAGACTGAAACGGGTGATGATGGAAAAACCAGTGTGCCAAGACAATTTGATCCTGCTTTCTTACCGGGGGTTACAGGTTCAATCGAAGAACGGAGTTCTGTCCAGCCCAATCTACAGGGGTCTCCCACCACCCAGATTGGACAAGGACTAACTAGCGGTTTGAACAACCGCCTCGCGGCTAATGTGGGGACGCCCCCACCAGCCGCGTCTATTGATAGAAACAAATTTGCATCTTTGTTTCCAAACGATCCTATATCAGGTTTAATAAATGCTCAACAACAGGGCACCACACAATTTATGCAGTATGGCGGTATGGCTGGCAATCCTTCATATGACATGGGACTTGAGACAGATGTTACAGCTCAACAAGCTATACAATCTGCTCTGGAAAATACCACAACAAGAGATGATGATCAGGACGTACAAACTTTACCAAGCACTTTAACTAAAAATACAGGTAATAACTTTACTGGCATTACTGGTATTAATAATCCGTTAGCTAGAAGCATACTTGATTTTGTAAGAGGAAAAAAAAGTGCACAACCATTTGTTAAATCAACGGGCAGTGGCTTCATTGGTGGTGCAATAATACCTTTTCAGAATGGTGGGTTTGTTGATGATGATTCAGAGATAGGAATGGAAGATGACTCTCAAATAACGCAATCAGATTTTGATTACCTGAGTTCCTTAAATGAAGTTGATTTTGATGCCTACGCTTCTGCACCTGATACAGCGACAGGAATCGCAAGCGTTATAGCTCAACCACAAGTAGGAGGCGGAAGATCCAATATAAAAGGCTCTAAAAACTATGATCCAATTTATGCACAATCCCTTAATATTACTAGAGGTTTACTGCCTGGTAACAAGGTTGCAAGCAATTATTTAGGTGCTGAAAAGTTTCAAGGTTTTAAAGATTTGACAAGACCCCCTAGCTTAATACCACAAGTACCGGGTGCTTTAGATATGAGAGCCGGGTACGGTTATGAAAGACCCATGTTTTTTTCAGGTCTTGAAAAGTTTGCTATACAAGACGCACCCGGTTTAGTCCGACAAGCTATGGATATGGGCATCATGGGTTTAGTTAGAAAAGCTGGTGATTATTTTAGCGGTAATTTCAGCAAACTATTTGGTGGTCAAGAGCTCACTCCACAAAAAATTAAGATGGGAGACCTAAAATATACTGACCCGATCACAACTTCGGGCATAAAACAAATCCCTTTAAATGAATATCTATTTGATCGTTCAGGAATGAAGCCAAAAATGAAAGGTTTTGATATTACAGATCCAATGTTCGATGCAAAAGATTTTTACCCCGGTGGAGATTTTTCTAGACTTAGAAAAGATTCAAGCGGTAATGAAAGAATTGAAGTGCTTCCTGACGGTCGAGTTGTAATTACAGATGTAGGAATTTAACATGAAACTTACAGAAAATTTTAGTTTAGCTGAACTGACAAAGTCTCAGACAGCTGAACGCAAAGGCATACCAAACACGCCTACAAAACTACAGGAACAATCACTCAAGCTTATAGCTGAGAAAATACTACAGCCTGTACGCGATCATTACGATATACCTTTCACACCAAGTTCAGGTTTTCGTAGTCCTGAGCTGTGTATAGCAGTAGGATCATCTGCAAGAAGCCAGCATTGCTGCAAAGTAAAAGGCGAAGCTGCGGTGGACTTTGAGGTTCCAGGTGTATCTAATATGGACTTAGCTGTGTGGGTTAGTGAAAACTTAGATTTCGATCAGCTGATCTTGGAATGTTATACTGGTGGTAATACAGGCTGGGTGCATTGCTCCATAGCTGAAACACCAAGAAAGCAACTGCTTACCTACGACAAAGCCAACGGCTACAGACAAGGCCTTATAGGTTAAGCAAGCCAGTTCTTCGTATCTTCTTTTAATACTTGGTCTGCAAGATTAATCTTATTACGCAGTGCTTCGACGATCTTCTCATCTATGGTACCCGGTGATATAAGGTCTACATACGTCACAGACTTCTTTTGTCCAATCCTATGTGCTCTATCTTCAGATTGTAACCTACTCTCTAAGTCGTAGCTGTTACTATAATAGACAACAGTGGACGCCTGATTAAGTGTAATACCATAACCACCAGTCTTAGGCTGACCTACAAAAAACCTTAGCAAACTATCAGGGTCTTCAAATCTTTGTACTATATCTTGCCTGTCATCCTGTTTAGTCTCACCATAATAGGTAGCTACACTATCTTTACCATATACCTCAGACAATCTTCTTTTAATCTCAGCTATACCGTAAACATAGTTACACCATATAATAACCTTACCGCTTGTCTCTTCTATGATGTTCATCAACTCATCTAATCTACGGTTGTCTAACACTTCTAAACGGCCCTTGTCACTTTCAAGATAGCCACAACATATCTGCTGTAATCTCATCAGCTGGGTTAGAATACTAGCTGTCGTAGCAAGCTCGCCCTTAGACAATCTAGCTAGTGCGAATCGCCGCATTTCCTCATAAACTTTGGCTTGTTGTACTGTAAGTTCTACGTTTCTTTTTATGTATATTTTATCAGGTAAATCCAAACAATCCTTCTTTAATGTACGAGCTGAAAAGCTAACAAGCTTGGCATTGAGCTCATCTAATCGTCTGTATCCTACTATATCATTGAAGCTACGACCACCAAATGTTTTACGCTGTATGATGGCGTATCTGTTTTGAAATGTGAAATAAGATGACTGGCCCAAGGCTTGCGGATCAAGGAACTGACATTGAGAGAACAAATCCATAGGTGACTTGGTCACAGGCGATCCTGTCAGTATACGTTTGTACTTAGCAAACTTACCCAGCTGCACTAGGTTCTTAGTACGCATAGCTTTTCTGTTCTTAACAGTGGTGCTCTCATCAATAACCATAATGTTGTCAGGGTTTTGTTTCAGGAAAAAGTATGCAGCCTTTTTACCACGCAAGGTGCTGAATGCCTCTACGTTTATAATAAAGAACTTAACGCCAGCCATAATCTCAAACACAACTTTGTTCATATCGTCTTGAAAAGCTTTGGACTTGGACGGTTGCCAACGGACCACGAATCGTTCAAATTCATCAGGTAAATGGTTTGGTATCTCTTGTTTGACCCAGTTATCATACACGCCTTTCGGTGCAACAATCATAGCTGCATCGATCTCGCCTTCTAATTTTAACTTACCTATTGTATCAATAATTACTTTTGATTTACCTAATCCCATCTCCATGAACAAGGCGTAATACTTACGTTTCCAACTGAGATCTAATATTTCTTCCTGATGTCTGAATGGTTTTGTTTTAAATAAATATGGCATTTTCATGATAACTCCCTTGACAATATATTATATAACGCATATCTTCTTATATGCAAGTCAATAATAACGACTTTTAATCACGAACAACGGAGATTTGAACATGAGTGATTTATTAAAACAGGTAGAAGCTGACGCTACTAGTGCAGATTCTATTAGTGATGTTAGCACAGATAAGCTTAAAAGCGTAGCTGACATTGCACATAAGATATCCTTAAAAGAAGACGAGGTTTCCCAGCTTGAGGATAAACTCAAGACTGCGAAGAAAGAACTTCTTGCCTTAACTGATGAAGATATGCCTTTGTTGATGGAAGAGATTAACCTAGAAAGCTTCACTTTATCAGATGGCTCTAAGGTCGAGATTGTACCTACCTATGGTGGGTCAATTAAAGTAGCTGATCGCCCACAAGCACATGATTGGCTGCGAGGCAATGGCTTTGGTGATTTAATTAAATCATCTGTAGCGGCTGAGTTCGGTATGGGTGAAGACAACATCGCCAAAGATTTCTATGAAGCTGCTTTGTCACGAGGATTTACTGTCGATAAGAAAGAGATCGTACACAGCAGTACACTTAAATCTTGGATAAGAGAACAAACTGAAGCCGGTCAAGAGATACCGCCAGTGTTTGGTGCGTGGACAGGCCGTAGAGCTAAAATTATGAAAGGAAAGTAAATGGCAGAATCAGTAGTAAAAAAAGAGCAACAACAAGTTGCGACACTAGATTTCAGTATGGTGGAAGCCGACTCAGGTCTAGGTAATAGAGAAGTCGATCAAGAGACTTTAAGTATTCCGTTTTTAAAAACGAATTTATCAAAGCAAATACTTGAAGCTAATCGAGGATCTGTATCAGGCGATATGTATAATACAGTGACTGGTGAGATCTACGATAGAGAGAAAGGCGTCTTGGTTTTACCTTGTGTATTTCAAAGACGTTTTATTCAATGGTCTCCTCTTGGTGATGAGCAAAGTGCACCAATAGCTATATATTCTACGAAAGAAGAGTGTCCAGCTACAGAAAGATCTAAGGAAGATAATAAAGAATATCTTACCGATGGGTCAGGTCACTACATCGAAGACACTCATCAGCATTACTGTTTAATTATAAAGACTGATCAAAACGGTAAACCGACTGGAGCTACAGATGCTGTCATGATTGCTATGAAGAGCACTTCTCTCAAAGCAAGTCGTAAGTGGAATAGCATAATATCCACAAGACGTAAGCAGAAAGCTGACGGTTCTATGTTTATACCGCCAAGGTTTTTATATACCTATAGTCTTGGTACCTACATGGAGAGTGGACGTAAGGGTGACTATTTTGTTTGGGACATGAAGCTGAAAGAAGAGCTGACGAATATAAACCTTTATAATGAGGCAAAGGCTTTTGCTTTATCTGTTGAGCAGAATAATGTTGATGTAAAATATGAGCAAGATGAACCTCAAGCAGAAGCACCAAAGCCTGCAACACCGCCAAAAGCTGAAAGCAAAGGCGGTCAAGGAAATATGCCATTCTAATGTGGGAGACTTTTAGTTCAATATTTGACGGACTAGAAGAGGCGTTTGGCACTTATAAGATAGATAAGACCCAAACCAATGGTAAGAAGTCCGGTAGAGCGGCTCTCGTTAGGGAGCCACGGACCAAGGATCATTGGGTGGGCCATCTGTCAGGAAAAGGGGACTCTCTCGGTATCATACCGATCAATGCACAATCACAGTGTAAGTGGGGTTGTATTGATATTGATACCTATCCTCTTGACCATAAAGTTCTTGTCGAGAAGATAAGAAAAGTAAAACTACCACTGGTTGTATGTCGTTCCAAAAGTGGTGGGGCACATTGCTTTTTATTTAGCGAAGACTGGGTAGAAGCAAAAGATATGCAACAAACCTTACAACATATATCAGCTGCTCTTGGCTACGGTCAAAGCGAGATATTTCCAAAACAGATTAAATTACATTTAGATCGTGGCGATGTAGGTAATTTTTTAAACTTACCGTATTATGACGCAGAAAGTGGCCTTAGGTACGCGATAAAGGATGACGGCACCTCTGCTACCTTAGAAGAATTTATCGCCCTGTACGATCAATATAAGCTCAATAACGAGCAGATACTAGCATTACAAGTAGAAGATATAAAAGACACACCAATTAAAGATGGGCCACCATGCTTACAGACTTTATGTGAAAGTAAAATCAGTGAGGGTGGACGTAACAACGGATTATTTAACCTTGCTGTTTACTTACGCAAAGCATTTCCTGACAGCTGGGAGACAGAGATACTAACCTACAACATGACCTACCTTGATCCACCACTACCATTAAGTGAGGTCAATCTTGTTGCCAACCAAGCTAAGAAGAAAGACTATGCCTACAAATGCACAGATAGTCCGATTAATGCACATTGTAACAAAGAGCTGTGCAGAACACGATTACATGGCGTAGGGTCGGCCGTACAAGGGGCAACAGTCGCTAATTTAAGAAAATATAACTCAACACCGCCTGTTTGGTTTTTAGACGTCTCAGGGGAGCCCCTAGAGCTAGACACAGAAGCATTGCTATCACAGCCTACCTTTCAGAAAGCTTGCATGGAACAGCTTAACTTTATGCCACGCTCTGTACGAAAAGAAACTTGGGAAGCACGGATCAGTGCTTTGCTCAATGAGATGAAAGAAAACGATGCCGCTATCATAGAAGTAGCAGAAGATGCGAGCACAAGCGGACAGTTCTACGATTACTTAGAAGAGTTTTGCAGACACTTACAGCAAGCACAGGAAAGAGAAGAGATATTGTTAAGACGGCCTTGGACCGATGAAGAGGCCCACTTAACTTACTTTCGACTAAGAGACTTTGAAAACTTTCTTAAGAAGAATAAGTTTTTTGAGTACAAGTCGCACAAGATTGCCCAACGCTTACGGGATATTAACGGGTCCAGTACGGTTATGAAAATCAGTAACCGATCCGTACGCGTTTGGGCAATACCCGCACACCGTAACACGGATCACGAGTTTAATACACCAAATTTACAAACAGAAAAGGAGCCTTTTTAATGCAAGACGATGAAAGAATGGTCAAAGCTGATGGACTTGAAGATGCTATCATAGGCACAGGTAGTCGCATCAATATGCCTGACGTATTAGTATACAGCTACAACAAAGCCATAAAAATTTTTATGGAACGAGATGGCATGACACATGAAGAAGCCGTAGAGTGGATGGAGTTCAATGTTGTTGGTGCTTGGGTAGGAGAAACAACACCGATCTTTGTCCATGAGATACCATCTGACCAGCAAGTTGATGAGTTCTTAGAAGACCTTGGTTTTGAACCACCTATTAGTCCTAGTAATGACAACTAATGTTTCGTATATTCGGGCCCCCAGGTACAGGCAAGACAACAACACTACTTAATATGGTAGACAATCATCTTAGTCAGGGCGTACATCCAAACCACATTGCCTTTCTTGCGTTTACAAAGAAAGCAGCCAATGAAGCTAAAGAAAGAGCAGCGTCTAGATTTAAACTAGATCCTGAAAAAGATTTGTTTTTCTTCAGGACTTTACACAGCCTTGCACTAAATTTGTCAGAAATAAGGCCAGAGCAAGTCTTATCACGAGAACATTTCCTAGAGCTGGGGCAGAAGATAGGTATATCATTTGGACGTATCAGCGGTATGGATGAAGATATTATCGATAAACAGAACAACGATCATCCCATATTAAATATTATCAATCTAGCACGGCTACGCAAAGTCTCACTGCGAGAACAGTATAATGAATCATATATAGAAGATGACTGGAACACAGTAAACTACGTCCACAAATGCTACATCGAATATAAGAAACAACGTAACCTCTATGACTTCACAGATATGCTTGAGATGTTTGTTAAAGACTATGACCGTATCTGTCCGACCTTTGAGATTACATTTCTTGATGAAGCACAGGACTTATCGCCTTTACAGTGGGACATAGCCCACGCCTTGGATAAGAAGAGCAAAGCCATGTATGCAGCTGGAGATGATGATCAGGCTATTTACAGGTGGGCGGGAGCTGATGTTGACCAGTTTATTAATTTAGAAGGCACCTCTGAGACACTAGACCAGTCGTTCAGAGTACCAAGACAGATACACAAGATCGCTGAATCTATTGTTGATAGAATAAAGCATAGGTATCCGAAACGCTATCAGCCCAAAGAAGAAGAGGGTACGGTCAAACACATGGCACGACTTGATGACATTGATCTTACAGAGGGACAATGGCTGATCTTAGCTCAAGCGGGTTACATCTTAAATCCAGTCGCAGAAACACTCAAGTCTATGGGTCTGCTCTTCTCACACAAAGGTCATCGTTCTATATCTGCAAAGATATCTTCAGCTGTGAATGGCTGGGAACAACTGCGAAAAGGTAAACAGATTACACTCGATACAGCAAGAGACGTCTACAGCTTCATGTCCAGTGGCACACGGGTCAAGCGAGGTTTTAAAAAATTAAGTGGCATAGATGATCAAGATTTGCTAGACATGGCAACATTACAGAACAGTCACGGACTTGTTGTAGGGGATGAACTTATATGGCACAAGGCACTCGATAGATTGCCCGAAGAGTCAAGAGTATACATTACGGCCCTGTTACGCAGAGGTGAGAAATTTAATGGCGAGCCTCGCATTACAGTATCCACGATACACGGGTCCAAGGGCGGTGAGTCTGAAAATGTTGTGATATTCACCGACTTATCGCCCGCGGCTGACGATGCCATGCGAATTGGTAACGATGACGTACACCGCGTATTCTATGTAGCCGTTACACGGGCCAAGCAAAATCTTTACATCATTGAACCTGATGACAACAACAGGAGCTATCACATATGAAAACTTATAAACAAGCAAGAAGAGAGTATGATAAAGAAATAGAAGAAGCACAGGATCGTATAAAAAATATTAAGGCAACCAAAACTTTTGATTTTAAATGTCCTCAATGCAAAAAGGTAAAACAAATTTTGGTGATTAGAATGAAGCAAGGCCGTTTAGGTTTAAAGTATTGCAGTCCTAATTGTAGAGGTGCGGCTCATAGACATAAACATAAGAAAAAATTTACTGATGAAATTACACGATTAAAAAATAGAATTAAAGAGTTAGAAAATGAAAATTAATTATAATAGGTTTTATTACAATCCATTGCCTGATGAAGTTTGTATACAGGTCAGCCCCATTCATGGTCACGGCATTTACGCCACACAAGATATTAAGAAAGGCACAGACCTTGGTTCTACACATATCAAGGTGCCGATGATCCTGACTTACATTAGAACTCCGCTTGGTGGTTTTATAAACCATGCCGATCAGGCTAACTGTTATTTAGAATGCACACAAGACTGGGACGATTATCTTGTCTATAATATAATTACAAAGAGACCGATTAAAAAAGATGAGGAGCTGACGTTAAATTATGAAGTATGATGACCACAAACCATACAGAGAAATGATACGAGACAAGTACAGAGAGGTAGGAGACATGATACGAAAACAAGATGAAACGGTAAACCATCCACCACACTACAAACAGAACGCTGTCGAAGCTATTCATGTTATACAAGCTGGGTTGGGTGCTGGGTTTGCAGATTATCTTAAAGGTAATATAATGAAATATCTTATACGTTATAAACATAAAAATGGTGTAGAAGATCTAAAGAAAGCTCAGTGGTACTTGGCTAAATTAATAGAGGTAGAAAGTAATGTTTAAGGCAATGGCACTTATCTGTGCTGCATGGATAGCAAACGGGCAAGCCAAACAAGCTTGTTTTACGCATATGTTTGATTGGGAATTTGAAACAAAACGAGAATGTCAGATGAGACTGATTTACTATCGGGCAAAAGAATTACCACATTATCACAACATTGTATTAGGCGAATGTATTAAAGTTAACAAACTATAGGACTATTATGACACTACAAATGGCAATGTTTACACCGAAGAGCGAGTGGATACCACCTGAGCAACTTCCTGATCTGTCTTCAGCCAAGACCATCGCAATCGATGTCGAGACCAAAGATCCCGATATCAAAGGTAGCGGTCCAGGTTGGCCTACAGGTAATGGAGAGATTGTAGGCTACGCCGTAGCTGTCGATGGTTTTAAATGTTATGTCCCCATTAAACATCTTGGTGGCGGTAACCTTGATGAACGTATTGTCAACAACTGGATGAAGAAGGTCTGCGAAAGCCCCGCTGATAAAATCATGCACAACGCACAATACGATACCGGTTGGCTACGTCGCACAGGTTTTAAAATCAATGGCCGTATCATAGATACAATGGTTGTTGCCTCACTTCTCGATGAGAACAGGTTCAGCTACAGCCTCAACGCACTGGCGTACGACTACATATCAAAGACCAAGTCAGAGAAAGGATTGACTGAAGCAGCACAGGAGTTCGGTGTTGATCCGAAAGCAGAGCTGTGGAAGCTACCGTCTATGTATGTTGGCCCCTATGCAGAGACTGACGCCGAAGTCACCTTGGAACTTTGGAATTGTTTCAAGGCTCTGATACAGAAAGAAGACTTACAATCTATCGTTGATCTTGAGCTGGGCGTGTTACCTGTCCTTATCGATATGACATGGAAAGGTGTCCGTATTGATACAGACCGCGTTGAACGCACCAGAGACTATCTGCTCAAAGAAGAAAAGAAAGTTTATTCACGGATCAAGGATCTTACCAATGAAAACGTAGAGATATGGGCGGCCGCTTCGCTCGCCAAGGCGTTTGATAACGTCAGCCTACCGTATCCAAAAACCGACAAAGGTGCTCCAAGTTTCACGAAAGCGTTCCTTGCAGAACATACACACGAATTACCTAAGCTGATCCTCAGATGCCGTGAGCTTAACAAGACGCACGGTACGTTTATCAGCACCATTATGAAGTACACCACGCCTCAAGGACGTATACATGGACATATTAATCAGATTAGATCAGACGATGGCGGTACCGTTTCAGGACGTATCAGTATGAACCATCCCAACCTACAACAGATACCGGCCCGTGATCCACAGCTGGGGCCGATGATACGCTCGTTGTTTCTACCTGAAGAAGGGGCCAAGTGGGCTAGTTTAGATTACTCGCAACAAGAACCACGGATCTTGGTTCACTACGCTCATGCTTACGCCCGATCACAGAATCACGACATGAAAGGCGTCAATGAGTTTGTGGACGGTTACATCAATGATCCCAACATGGATTTTCATACGATGGTAGCTGAAATGGCAAAGATACCACGAAAGCAAGCCAAAACGATTAACTTAGGTTTGATCTATGGTATGGGCGTAAATAAGTTGTCAGATCAATTAGATATACCTGTAGATGAAGCTAAAGGTTTAATACAACAATACCATGACAGAGTCCCGTTTGTTAAACTTTTGATGAACGGCGTCATGAACAAGCTAAACAATCGCACCAGCTCAGGTTCGATTCGCTCTATACTAGGACGTAAGTGCAGATTTGACCTTTGGGAGCCTGATACGTTTGCTCTAAACAAGGCTCTGCCTTACAAAGAAGCGGTCAATGAATATGGGCCAACGACAAGATTAAAGCGAGCTTACACTTACAAAGCTCTTAACAGACTCATACAAGCGTCCGCAGCTGACATGACAAAGCAAGCTATGGTAAATATTTATTCTGAGGGAATTATCCCGCTAATTCAAATACATGACGAGATAGCCGTATCATTTATTTCAACTGATGAGACAAAAAAGGTTGCATCTATTATGGAAGACGCGGTAAAATTAAATGTCCCTAGTAAGGTCGATGTGGAAGTGGGGCCTTCATGGGGCGAATGTGAGTAAAATCGCATAACAATCCTCCAAAAGTAAAAGGCCCAGCGTAAAAACTGGGCCTTAGTAACATTGATCTTTATAAACTAACAGATAAAATACTTTATTACAACTCAAAAAGTAAAAGGCTCAGAGCAAATCTTGAGCCTTTTTACCATTTACACCCCTCAAATGTTTTCAATACTAAAAAGGAGAAAAATTGAGAGACTTAAAAAGTACTAAATAAAATAGTTAATTGCAACCTTTTTCTTGTAATATCTTGTAAAATCGCATAATATCTTAGAAAAAACGAGGTTTACATGGATACAAATAAATGGAAAAGCGTTCTTGTGCCAAAAGATGTGTATGAAAAGATAAAAGTTATTGCAAAGACAGAAGGCCGTACCATTGGCGGACAACTGAGACACATCTTCTCACAGTATAAGTCAGAAGATCAGGCTAGAGTTGAAGAGATGGTTGACGCTCACATGAAGCGAAAAAGTCAGTCAGCTGTATCAGCCGAATGAAAACCCTCTTTCTGCATTAATTTAGAGGCCGTAACGCCCAAATTATATAAAGCGTCCGTCATGGGCCCGTCTGACGCTTTCTTACCTCTACTCGTTACAAACAGCTCTACCGGTTCTTCCGTATCAGGATGATACGATACTGTTATGGATAGGCCCTCTCCTACATCAGTCGTGATGCACGGCCTACGGTTTGGTAATTTTGTGTGATTTGGTATGTTCATCTTTCCCTCTTCCTTTTGTTCTAGTGACATGAGCTACTTTCCTTTGTATTTTGTGACAGGTACAACCGCTTGAGTACTTCTTTCGACCACATTGATGGCAAATGACACACGGCTCTCCTCTGAAAACTTGATTCATAAACCTTTAACTATAAATAACTTTTTACAAATTAATAGACTTGACATTAAAAAAAGTTATAATCGAATCATAACAACCGCAGAAAGGTTACAAATGGACCCTGTAACGATTACCGCGGCTTTAAGTGTTGCTAAATCCGCTTTCACCGCAATCAAAAATGGTTTCGCAGTCGGAAAAGATATAGAATCTATGGGAAAAGACCTATCACGCTGGATGGGAGCCCTGAGTGACGTTGATAACGCAGAGAAGACCACGAAGAATGCTTCAGCTTTACAAAAATTATTCAAGGGCAAAGAAATAGAAGCCTCGGCCATCGAAGCTTTTACAGCTAAAAAGAAACTGGAACAACAAAGACAAGAGCTGAAGACTTTTATCAATTTTCATTACGGAGCTAATTCTTGGAATGAAATACTCCATATGGAAGGCCAAATACGAAAGCAAAGGCAAAAAGAAATCTATGAACGCCAAGAACTCATCAGAAAAATATGGGAATGGATTGGGATTACTGTGCTTTGTATCACGGTTATCGGATTTATTACGCTGTTAGGTTATCTTTATGTAAATAAAAATTGACACATATGTGATCATATGCGATAACTGGTGTTGAAAAAGAAACAATAAAAACTACCTTTTTCAAGATTCTTTATTTTATGACCTTAATTAAAAATAAAGAACTATATAATGTGTGATAAAAACTAGCTGCATAAGGCACCTCCGCTTTATGCAGCTTTTTTATTTGACATAGTTAATTATATGTATAAGATATATCGCATAACACATTATAGGAGATTATATGAAAGATATACAAGAAGTAAAACCAAGCTTAGTTCCTTTAGCTTTGGAATTAGAAAATTTTCTTCAACATAATTTAGATATAGTAACCGATAGCGATTGGTTTGAAGATTTAGTTGAGGAAAAACTTAAAAGCCTCTTAGCTGTAGATACCGACAATCCAACGGATAGCGATTGGTTCGATCAGTTGGTTGAAGAAAAGGTTAAAAAAATTATGGAGGAAAAAAATGGCTAAAAAATTTATTGTTACTGCAACAATGGACGTAGGTTATAAAACTACAATTATGGCAGAGAATGAAGATGAAGCGTGGCAAATGGCTAAAGATAGTGATTTCGCTGATTGGGAAAAAACAGATGATGGACATGATTGGACTTTAGAAAATGTTTATGAGGAGGAATGAATGGAAAATAGATATTATATAAAAGTATCAATGTTTGAAAAACAAATTAGTTTTATGGTAGAAGCGGATGACGCAGATCAGATAAAAGAAATGATTAATCCTAATCATAAAATTTTAGAAATAACTAGAGTTGGATGACAAAACAAAATAAAACACACGCTGTTATGAGCCAAAGGCATGAGAATAAGGAGAGTAAAGATTACTTTCCTACTCCGCCTTGGGCAACAAGAGCGTTGTTTGAGAAAGTTTTAAAAAAATATTGGCGTATACCGGATAAGTTTACTGGCCGATATGGGCATATTAATTGTTTGGAGCCCGCTTGCGGAGCTGGTCACATGACAAAAGTATTAAAAGAGTATTTTGATACAGTTGTTTCAGCTGACATAGATGATTATGGTCAAGACCGAATCGCCGATTTTCTTAAAACAGACGAAAAGCAGAAGTATCATTATATTGTAACCAATCCACCATTTAACCTGGCTGAAGAATTTGTATTAAAAGCATTAAAACAAGCAAGATACTGTGTTGCTATCTTTGCAAGAACACAGTTTTTAGAAAGTGTAGGAAGATATGAAAGATTATTTAAAAAGACACATCCTGATTTTGTGGCTCAGTTTACAGAGCGAGTACCAATCCTTAAAGGAAAGCTATCGGCTACGGCGTCCACAGCTACGAGCTATGCTTGGTTTGTTTGGAAAGGCTTTGAAGAAGATGAAAGGTCGTTTGGAACAGATTTGGTTTGGATACCACCATGTAGAAGTCAGCTTGAAAAGGAAGGGGACTATGAAGAGAGTTTGGGAGCATCATATCCTAAGTCCACAAGTAACACCGGCCAAAGAGACTTATTTCCAAAAAATTAAACGAATCATTAAGTTGCGAATCGGCAGAAACCGGTGGCCAAAATCTTAAAAATCTTAAAATTTAAATTTGTAACTTATTGATTTTACTGAATAAAATTAAATCTGAAAAAAGTTTTTAAATATGGTATAATAAATTATGAGAGAAATCTCATATCTGTTTGAAATTGTTGGTGTCAAAAAACTTTTGGCTTAGGCCAACAGTTTCTTAATTTTTAATCACACATTAAAGGAGAGCATAATGCTTAAAAGTGAAAAACAAAAATTAATAAGTAAAGCAAATAAGTTTGATAAGATCATGACAAGAAAAATAAAAACTTTCTTGAGCAAATTATCTGAAAATGAGATTTATGATACTTTGGGAGATCCATACAGCTTAAATGCCCCTACTTACTATACTTCTAGTAAAAACTTTGATGGGAAAGGAAATTTTCCAAGAAGTTACATTGAAGAATTTGTAAGAGTTCATAAAAGTAATTTTAGAAGTCATAAGACTACTATTTATGTCCAAGGCAAACCGGTCAAAAGCCTGAAAGCCGTCTCTAACGAATTTATAGTTTGGGATCTGATTAGTAAGTTTGGACTACATGAAGCTAATAGAGAAGCTAGTCGATACTTTGGACGTAATAAATCTCATATGGTTTTAGTAGGTGCCATAGTAGATTATATTCATCCTAAAACTAAATCTAATAAACTAAGTGCTTAACACAACTTACAGCCCTCGACAGAAATGTCGGGGGCTTTTTTAATAATCTCTATATATAGACAGAAAAATAAAAAAAATAATTTTTTTAAAAAATAGGTGTAACTAGTGTAACCATGTAACTTTTACTCTGTATCCCTTTATATATAAGAATTATAGCAGTTACATATATGGTTACATTTCTGATATACAAATATGTAACCATACTGTTAAATTAAGTTTGGCCTTATAAGAGCCTAAAAAGTTTTTTGAAAAAAAATAATTTCTGTTATATATATAAGATATGAGTATTTTAAAACCTTTGAAAAAAGGAAGAGGTCGGCCAAAAGTCGATATACATAGCAAGCTTTCTCGTAAACAAGAAAAGTTTGTTAAAGAGCTTGTCTCTAATGATGGTATGATAACCATGAGAGAAGCTGCAATAAATGCTGGCTTTCCAGCTTCTTCAGCTCATACAAGAGCTTATGAGATGACTAATCCTGAAATCTGTCCTCATGTTGTTAGAGCAATTCAACTTTATAGAGATGAACTGGATGAAAAATATGGCGTTAATTACAAACGACATTTGAAAGATTTGCAGACAATTAGAGATAGAGCTTTGGAGAATGGTGCTTATTCAGCCGCTGTTCAGGCTGAGTATAGAAGAGGACAAGCACAAGGTAATATCTATATTAATAAATCTGAGATTAG